TTTAAGCATAATTTTTCGTTTAAAAGTTAAAAATCATTTGTCAATACGAATGTATATGCTTTTTATTTAATAAAACAAATTTTTGGGCAAAAAAAAGGGGAATATAAAAATATTCCCCAAAACATATAACCTAATTATCCAACTTATTTCAAAAATAGTTCCCTTTCCAGGATCCTTCTATTTGTTAACCCTTTTACTTCCTGCCCCTTAACTTTGTTCCATCTTAAAAACTGATCAGCAACCTGGACAATATTTGCTTTTTGGTTTAGCAACCTTAATAATGTGCTAGTCTGAAAAGCACCTAATCCAATATTATAAGCCAAACTGGTTAATGCTGCTAATTGGTTACCATTAACAGGAACCTTAATTAATTTCCTGATTGCAAATTGTCTCTGCTCAATATCCTTTTTTAACCAAGACAAAGCAGTTTCTTTTGTAATAACATCACCTTCCCTGACTGATAAACCAGTAAACGGATCTTTTGTAGATCCATAACCAATTGTCCAAATCCCACCAGTATCCTGGTAAGCCTTCAGCCTCAATCCTTCAAATTTTGCTATTAGTTTTTCTGCACTCACCCTTTTTGATATTAAAAGCAGCAATATAATTGCTCCAATTATGATATATTTTTTAGTGGGTGTCATGATCCTTTGCTAATAAACCAAGTACCATAGTTGCCAATCCTGATACTGCCATAACCCAATCACCTTTCTGAATTGCATCTATCATAAAACCCAGTCCAGCAATAGATCCAACAAAGGAAGTTTTGATGTTTTTTAAAATGTGTTTCATTATTTCTTTTTTAATTGTTTTAATCCAACTGCAATTGATATACCACAACTGATTGTAGATGCAGTAATAAAAATAATATTACTTATTTCTGAAATATCCTGTACACCAATCAGACCAAAAAATATCGTTCCGATTGTTGCAATATATGTTGGTTCAGTTTGCTGCATTATCGTTTTCATCCTTTTTAAAATGTTTGGCAATAACATCAAATGCCTGAATGATTGTATATGCCTCATTCAAATTTTGAAAATTACCTTTTTGCACACCTAAATCCAATGCAGCTTTTACAATTTCTAATGCTTGTTTTTCGTTCATTTTGTCAATTTTTAATGATTATATAATGGTTAAATTTAATTGAGCAGCTATCCAGGTATAAGCATCATCATTAATATCAGGATTAGTATTCCAATCAATATAATCCTGTCCGTTCATGGTTAAATTACCCTGTGAAACTTGTGTGCCTTTTGTACCGGGTTCAGTTCCTTCAGAAAACAATCCCCACCAAAAAATGGAAAATGTTGAAAGATCATCTTTAATTACATAAGCATCTAAAATTTTGGCTTCATAAATTTGTCCATTATCCCAAATGCTAACTGGTTGAATTTGTTTCATATTTTATTTATTATGGATTGAGTAAAGCTATTTTATATTGTGTACCATCTACATTGATTATAAGGTGTTGACCTGAATTGCCACCAGCAGTTCCACTTGCTTGTCCATTAACCCGGATAGCTCCATTAACTTGTAATATTTGCCCTGTATCAGTTGTGCTATTTAAAAGTAAATTTCCAGCTAAATAGTTACGGTCATTAATACCTACTTGATAAATACCCCATCTATTTGTAAACGTAAATGGGTGTCCATATTCGCCTGTATCATTAATAACTAACTGAAAAGCATTTGGAATTATTGGAGTAATTGTGCTAAATGCTTCATTATAAAAACCGCTTATATGTATTCCAGCAACATGAGTTATTGTACCATCGTTAGTACCGCCAAATACATTTTGAACGTACAATTGATTTGCAGTTCTTAATCCTGGTGTTGCCTGTTGTATTGTCAATGTCAATCCAGCAGATGAAAAACGATATTTATTATAGGCGTAAATATTAGCCAAAGCAGTTGTGTCAGGAACACTTCGTGAAGATTGTAAAATGGTGTTTCCAGTTGTTACTATATTACATATTCCTGATCCAGTTGCAATAGCTGAATTTATTGTTAATTCTTTTTGTGTAACAAATGACTGAATTACTGAACCAGCATAAGTTTGAGAATCTAAAACATGAGCAATTCCAGTTACTTGCAATTTTATATTTGATGCAATTGCAGTTGTTGATCCTATTTGGACATTTCCTGCAAAATAATTTCGAGCAGTTCCTCCACCATATAAACCCCATCCACTATTATTACTCCATTCAATAGAACGCCAATCAGCAGCAGCCGTTAAAGTAGGGTTAACGTACAATCCCTTTGTTATGCCGTTTGCACCGCCCGTTTGGTTGATGGTTGGAACAACAAGCAATGATGTGTGACTTGCACCTCCGCTTGTAGGATTAAATGAGTTTCTTTCAAGTTTTAGTAAACTTTCCGTTGATTGAAAACTATCTCCTACTATTTGCGTTTGTGCTGATGCATTTACTATAAACCTTCCATTTTGGTTAGCCTGTTCAATTCTAAATATTGTTGTAGTATCATTGTTGGTTGTTCCCCTTAGTGTTGTTGCTCCACGCAAAATTGTATCCCCAGTTACTGCAAAACGTACTGATTGATCAGTTGTAGTACCAATAGCAAAATTACCTGTGCTAAACAATGTCATTTGTGCAGTACTACTGGCTCCTGCACTAAATTTTATTGTACCAGTTGCAAAATCATTTAATATTCCAATATTACCAGCAATTTGATTATATATATATGAATCACTTGCTGAAATTATGCTATATGCAGTTTTTAAAGTACTAAATTTACCTATTGAAATACCACCAGCAGCAGTATTTGAAAATATATCTAACTGCGAAAATGATAATGCATTAGAAGTAGTATTTATTATACTGATTGCAGTACCACCAGCAAAATTTTTGCTTATCAATAAATTATCCTGGTATCTTCCTGTACCAGCAACATCTAATTTATATCCACCATCAGTAGCAGTACCAATAGCAAAGTTATTTTGCCTAATATAACTAAATTCACCAGCGTTTAAATCAATATTGTCAACCCCTGCATTTATCAACAATAATTTTGAGTAATTATTTGTTCCTACTCTACGAAGTTCACCAATTGTGGTATTATTTTGTTTTATCAAAATACCACCATCTGAAACAATTGTGTTTACTACCAAATTATTGTTTGGAGTATTTGTATTAATACCCAAAAAAGTACTTGCATTATCCCACCATAAATTATTGTTTCCACCAATAGTATTTGATGCAGTACCAAAAGCAACTTGTCCAGTAGCAATAGTACCACCGATTGTACCACCACCGCCACCGCCAATGGTATCCCAAGTGGTACCAGTATCACGATAAATTGTTAATGTATCAGTAGAAATGAAAATTCTTCCTGCTATTTTTGCTGCTGGTCTATTTGCAAAAATATCAGAATTGAACATTGGAGTTCCCTTCTGATTTAAGATGGAAAGATCCAATTGTATCATTATATATAAAGTTTTCTGATTACTATAAGTTGATTCCCGACATTAATAGGGGTTGCAAAACTCAATTGATATTGTGTAGTATCAATTTCTCCCCTGTTTCCTGAAATACGCAAAGATTGATTGGGTTGCAAAGGAACATCAGCAATAACCAGGGCAGTAGTGCCACTATTGATAAAAGTTATTTCATTACATTCTGATCCAATATTGGCAGTTGTATAAAATACTTTTGTTTCAACATAATATTTTTGCAATACTTCCCCAGTAGACTTGCTGAAGCCATTTTCCTGTTCATACATTCGCCTGTTAGACATTTGCTTTTCATAAGCTAATTTCAAATTTTCAGGCTGAATTTTATCCCTTAAATCAATTGCTAAATGTTTTGGATTCATTGTATAAATTTAACACATATCAGGAAATTGACCAACACCACGAAGGATTGATCCTTTGCTTAATGCAGCAGCAGTAGCCTGTTGTTGAGCAGTCAATTTAGGTTTTCTTTTAAATAAAGAAAATATTGTTTTTGCTACTGGTGCTGCTTTTTGTATTAATGATGGTTTAGCAAATTGTTCAGCAGTAATTTTTTGAGGTTCAGGAACAATTATTTTATAGCCTGGTTTCTTTTTTTTCATTGATAGCAACACAATTGCTCCACCAGCTAACAATACATAAATTAACGCTTTATTTTTCATTTTCTACTTTTTATATAACTGGCTAGTAAATATGCACCAACACCATAAATTAAAATCCATTTTCCATATTTTTCAATATAAAATGGAATTGATCCTTTTTGCTCCTTTGCTAAATTTTCAGCTTGTTGTTTTTGCTCCTGTACTGCCTGTTGAACATCACCACTAAATTTAAATGAATCAGCAGTATGCAAAATGTAATATGGTTTATTTGTAAAATCAATAAACTGCCAATATACGTTACCACCACGTTGAATATAAGAATAAACTTGCCCAACTGGTGAACCAGGTGCAATTGTACCAATTTTAACCAATGATGAATTTAACCTGGTTAATTGTTTTTTTGCAAAAAGTGTTTTTCCTATAATTTTATCGGCACTTATTTCAGGCATATTATTTCCTTAACATTTTAAGCAAAAAGTTAAACTGCATTGAATCATTTTCAGCCATTTCGCAAAGCAATTCTAAATCATCAGCTAACTGATCATCTACCATTTTAAGTCTTTCAACTGCATTATAAATACGTTCTTCAATTTCAATTTCATTTGTCATTGTATCGGTTTTAATACCAGCTACATGAGTTACTTTTTGAGTAGGAACAAATAAGCTGGATAATTGTGAAAGGATCATTGTTTGGACTTGTGGGTTTTTCATCAGACCAGCAAGGAAGTTTTGTTCTTCGGGTTCATCCTCATAATCATCCTCCTCCTCAATTTCCTGTTTCATTTTAATTGCAGCTAGTTCAGAACGCATTGCCCTAATTTCTTCCATCAATCCAGGCGTGTAACCTACTTGGTTTATAGGTTGGTATGAAACAGGATTAAATGAAGTAGGGCGAAAATGAGTAATTACCATACCGCTATCTTTTTTCTCAAAATAACCGGATTTAGGCAATTTTGGATGAACTCTTAGTGTCAAAGTTGCTTCCACACCTTGTTGTTCAGCCATTCTTAAATTATTTTCTAAATGCTCCCTTGATTCATTTTCATCATTACCAGCATAATAAAAAAGTATATCCCCTTTTGAATCATTTACTGACCAAAAATTTGTTTTGGCATTATTATCATACCATTGCATTACTGCATCAGTACCAGTTAAAAATGCTTTATTAGGGTTTGCCATATACAATTATATTAAAGGTGAAGGAAAAGTGAATTTATTAGGCATAATAAACGCCAAAACATACGCTGAAATTGGCACTACCAATACCAGCATAAGCAGTAGGAGTTTGGATATAAGATTTACTCCAAATTATTTGCTGACCAGCAAAAGGGGTAATATCAAAACTAAATGCAGCAGTACCACTATTTGATACAACCCTGTTTAGTTCCAATACTGGGATCCTGTTAACTGATTCTTTATCATTGTAATAAAGTACCAGGTAACTTGTTTTAAGATTTGCAATTGACAACAAAGCATTTCCACTTAAAACACTATTTGTAATGGTATCAGCAGTATAACAAACCAAATTCAGCAAAGAAACAAAACGTAATTGTGGCTGATCAGGAAAGTAAAATCGGGTACCAGTTGAAGATTGTGGAACAACTACTTCTATAAATTCGTATGATTGAACTTTGTTCATTTTTTTTTATTTGAATATAAAAAATAGGGCTTCTATGTTTAACGTGGCATCACCCATTCCAATTCGTATTTTCAATTATCTAACTGGAGTAACATTTTGTGCCAGGATACCACGCATAATAACTACAATTCTAGGAGCAGTTGTTGCCTGAAGTGTAGAAATTGCACCGGGTAATTCAAGACTGATAACGTTATTTTTAGAACCTACCAGGACAATGTTTGGTTCTACTGGATAGTAACCAAATTCAGTTGCATCATTTTGATCAATAGTAGTTGCAGTTGCAGCAGCACCCTGTTGAGTTTGTGGAACATACAAGTGCCTGTAAAGATCCCATGAAGGAACAATCTGCCTGTTGTTAACAACTACTGACAATTTACCATTGTAAAGATTATACAAAGCAGCAGCAGCACCAACAGTACTATATGCCAAACCATTTGGATAAGTGTACAAAGGAAATGCAGTTGTAGTAGATGCAGCAGGAATAGCAGTAAAGATACCAATTGAACTTACTACAAAAGCATCCTGAAGATTCAAAAGATTGTTTGTAGCAAAGTTGGTACCAGCACCAACACTATTTACCAGGATAGGTATTTGGTATGATGTTGTAGTAGTAGACATTGCCACTTCAGAACGTATATAAGACTGGCTAAGTACTGCCTGTCCAGCAGAAAAACCAGCATTATTTACAAGATTTTTGGCGTTGTCAAAAATTAGACGTTGCCCATGTTGTGTTGCCATTATATTTTTTTTTACAATTTAATTAATAAGAGTATTCTTCTTCCATTCCAGCAATTACGGAAAGGTTGTCTTGTGAATAACCTGAAATTACGGAAAGATCATCACCAGCCATTACACTAACTGGAATTTCCATTGCCTGATCTATGGCACCAAGTACATTTGTAGCCTGGAGCAGTCCAAGACCACCAGCAGCCACCATACCATCACCAATAGACTTTCCGAAAGATCCTTTCAGGAGTTTAGGGAAAAAGGCACCAATTGCAATTACACCAGCACTTTTCAGTTTTGGATCAAGATTAGGAAGGATTTTTCCTGAAGATGTCAGAACCCTAGCAGCAGCAGCACCGACAACCAGTCCAGCAGCATCCATGAAGAAACTTTTTCCAATTGCACCCATTTTCCTGCCTGAACGACGACGACGGCTGGGAGCAGACCTTTTTTTTCTACGAGCCATTTTTATTTGTTTTTTTTTGTTTAGTGGAATGCAATTCCAAGATTTTTATTTAGACTTAAATTTTTTCAATGCTGAAATATTTTCTTCATACATTTTTATTTCTTTAGCAGTTACTTTTTTCAATTTAAAAACTGAATAAGACTGCAAAATTCTATAAACTGATGGAGTGTATGAACTTTGAAAAGCTTTCAATCCTTCAATTAATGCTTCTTCATTTGATGCAAAAAAATTAAGATCATCCCGATATGGAAATTTAACTAAATAACCACCATATTTGATATTAACAACTACGTCTTTCATATTATAAATTTAATGTTTCCTATTGTTTTAATTCCAGCAACCTTTTTTTCTCTAATCATTCCTGATTTCAAAGTATATCCACCTTTTAAAATCTTTTTATTGCTTTTCAAAATTGATTTTATTTGATCAATAACCGCAAGTTTTTTTGTTTCAGGTTTATAAACAATTTTTAATCCTTTGCTTTTCTTTTTGCTTGTGTCTTTGCCTGAATTATATGCAGCTACTTCCTTATTTAATCCAGTTACAAAAGTTTTGATTCTCTTTTGTAAATCCTTTTTATCTTTTTCATCTAAATAAACATCTTTTCCAGTAGCCAGTCCACCTGAATACAAAACGGCAGTAGCACGATCATTTTCTTTTGGATTTCCTGTTAATTGTGCAATAATATCACCTTTTCCATCCAGTTCCACCAGTTGAGCAGTAACACCACCATCCAATTGATATTGATTAAGTACTTTAAACCTATATCCTAAAAAGTTTCCTTTAAAATCAATAGGCAATGCACCCAATTTTTTATAACCACTTACCACCCTAATATTTACATTATGGGACTTTGTATCCTTATGGGAACCAGTTACCTTTTTAGTAGCTGATTTCTTTTTAGTAGCAAATTTTTTCTTAACTGCACCAACTTTTTTTCCGTAAATATGGGCAAAGGCTTCCTTCAAAGAAACACCAGTTTTTTTTCTATAATCAATAGCCTTTTTAAACTTTTCCTTTGCTATCTTTTGTGCTTGTGTCATGCTTTTATATTAAAGGTGAAGGAAAAGTGGTTATTTTTTACGGCTGATTAAATATATAACCAATGCACCACCAATAACAATTGGCAGATAATTCATTTTTTTACTTCCATCAGGATTAAAATTATCAGTTTCATTTACAATCCTATCAATTTCATCCTGGGATGCCTGTTGCATTGTTGCATCAGCTTCCAATTTCTTTTCCACTACATTTTTAACTTGCTTCGCCAATACCCTTTTGCCAACTTCACTAATTTCCTTAACGTCTATTCCCAATTTTGACAAAAATTCAGCCAACTTAATTAAAATTGGAGCAGATGTAGCAGCAGCAGCAGCAGTACCAGCAGCAACCACACCAATTTGTCCTTCAGATGCAAATTCTACATCTGATCCTAACAACCTTTTCTTTTTGGCACCCTGTTCAGTTTTTCTCAAAAGTTCATTAGGATTACCGCCTAAATTTTTCCACCAGTTTTGCGTTTCATCTGCCCGGGTATCAAAAGCATTTTTCAACTTTGTTGCCAATCCCATAAAATTAAGACCAACTAAAAGCAAAAATGATCCCCTTGCAGGAGCCAGGGCAATTTTTAATACTATTTTCTTTTTTTCTTTTGGTACCGCTACTGGAGCAGGATCAGCAGCAACAGGAGCAGCACCAGGAATTTGTTGTGTAGTTACTGAAGCTGGTTTTTTCTTTTTAAATAAACCTACCTGATTATTTCCAATACCTGAAACGGAGTATAAGGGCATATTTGGTTCTTTATCAATTTTATGATAATAAGTTTTTCTTTCATTGAATTTTGACAAAACAGGATCAATAAAATATTCATTTCCATCCTGATCCTGGATAACTGCAAAAACATGATGTGGAATTTCATCCAGCAGTTTATAACTAGCAAAACGATAATAAATTTTATTGTTTATTATTCCTTTGCGTTTTAAGCTATCCAAAACACCCATAATAAACAAAGCATAATTTTTGCAATCATTTTTTCCAAGTGATAAAATAGCACTCGGACTCATTATGCGTTGATTTTTATCTGATTCTATTTTATAATGTATATTCTTTTTAAGAAATTCAAACAATTTTTTTGCAGTTTGTACACCGCCATTTGAATAAAAATCTTTGCTAATTTTATCGTATTCACTTGCGTACAATTTATGTGCTGATAACATTGCAGAAATAATGTCAGGCACTTGCTGATCCCTGACA